CTATATTTAGTTTATTTATGTTTAGATCTTATGTTTATTAACCTATACCTATTAATATCAACTTATTAAGTATTAAGTATTAAGTATTGTTTATCTATACCTATTTATCTTTATATCTATTTATATCTATTTATATGTATATATCTTTATGTATATGTATATATCTTTAGATTGTAGATTAAAACCATGTGTTATATAATTAATTAATCAATCAATTAGTTGTTTCCGTTTTAGTATTGATTGAGTAACTATGATTATTGATTTTATCATGCTTTAGAAATTCTGTAAATGTTATGATATATTGATTATATTTAATACTTTAGTCTTAAAGTGTTTTTTTATCCATTGTTACAACCGCCCAAACCTATAAACATAACCATTAATGCCCCAATCATTATTAAATTAACTGCTATAAATAAGTATGCCTGTTTTTTTGCTTTATTTATCATTTTTTAAACTCCTTTTATTACCTTTACATATCGATAATCAAACTATCATCTAATTTAGTGGGAAAATCATCCTCCCAGGTCGGCAATAGGTTAACATCCTCAAAAAATATTTCACCATTTATAATTTCTTTAATTTCCATTTTATTTTCTCCTAACTTTTGTTATTGTTAGGGTGTCCGATTGTTATTTTGCATGGATACTTAATGCAGTTGGGCACCCTTTTTTATTTGTTTAGTTTTATTGTTTCGGCATAATTGCCACACATAGATCGGGGGTACCGATAACTAATGGGGTTTTTTGACCTAAATAATACTTCTTATTGACTAATCCCGTGTAGGCTGTTGCCGTATCATATAATTTTTTATTAAAGATATTATTGGGAATTGAATCAAAGTAATACGCCTGTTCCAATGTTTTATAATTCATATATGGTTTCTGTTTAATCTCACCTGTAAACAGTTGCGAATCTGAAAAATCGTATGGTTCCAACACTAAATTACCATCTGGTAACCGGCTAATATTTTCTATTTTTATTTTATTCTTATCGTATCGGCCAGGGGCTAGACTTAGATCATTAACTGATCGAACCAAAATAAACCCGTTTGTTGCGTATATATACTTTTTGTCTACCCATGGGGTATGAAAATATTCCTTAGTAGCATCTTTGCTGCAAAATGTGTTAATCCATGACCATTTATCTTTTTTCTGTGTTGTTGGCAATGAAAAAAAAGCGTATAAGTTTTTATATTCTCCAATAGATACATTCTTAATTGAATCTGACTGCTCAATAATTTTAATAATTGTATCAAATGCCATGTTTTTATTTTTTCTCTGCCCCATTGAAATTGTGGCTAATTCGTTTATGTTCATTTTTTTATTCTCCTTTTTTTTATTGAATTTCTGATAGCATTTCTAATTCAGAATCAGAATATAATAGGGATAAGTTTTTAAATTCATCCGCAACCTTTTTATAAATTTTAAAAGCCTTGATTGAATCTTGGTCATAGCCGAATATATCGCAAAAATCTTCAAATGAACCTACGTCATTGCCTCCAAGACAAGCCAGAATTTGGTATTCAGTAGGCTTTTCCCCTCTTTTTGCCAATGATTGCCCAAAAGTAAACTTATATTCCCTATTTCGATGACGCAATATACGTTTTAATTTTATTTCGTATATGTCTCTCTTATACTTATCCCCATCAAAATAGTAATCATATTTGATATAATCCACATACATTCCACTTTCTGTCTGTGCTAGAAAACGCCTTGCTTGTTTATCGTATTCATTCATTTTTTTAAACTCCATTAATTTATTTGATAACTATATAATACCATTACGCTTTACACTTGTAAAGTATTAATACATTGATTATTATGGATTCTTTTTTGCATTCCTTTTATTTTATAAATTATCGATGAAACCATAACTGAATTTAATTGCATTTAATTTATTTTCAACGACCCCTTTGCACAAAGGCATTTCGCTTTCATTGGCAACTTTTAAGTGCCAAAATAAATCATTGATGTGCGTTTCTAGCTCCATCCATTTTTTTTCTTTTTCATTTGTCATTTTTGTTTTCTCCATTACTTATTTGATAACTATATAATAACAACTTAGTTTACACTTGTAAAGTATTAATATATTGATTATTATTGATGCTTTTTTAAGTCCTAGTTATCCGGGAATCCCGGACAACTGATTTTTTTTAGTTAATAAATCCCATTGACCCGTTAACCTCAACAGCTATCGCGTCTTGCGTCATGTCTTTGCATAATTGCTTTGCATAATTGCTTTGCATAGTCTATTACTTGCATGATGTCGTTTGACGCTAGATTTTTTGCGTATGATTCAACGATTGTGACACTTTCCTGTACCAGTTTTCCATTTGATCCGTTCCAAGCTCCGACGGCTTCGTAACTTGTCGCACCACCGAATAGTTGCCCGAATAGCTTTAGAGTTCGTTCTACATGTTCTTTGTTGTCGATGGCCTCATTGATATTAACCGTTGACGGCACGTATAACCTAACCTTTTGACTTAGTGGAAATAATGACCTTAATTCTTTATTATTCATTTTTATTTACTCCGTTTATTTATTTGATATATCTATAATACTATTTTAGTTGATACCTGTAAAGTATTTATCTATCGATCATTCTTAATGTTTGACTATCTCAAAATCATAAAACAGATTTTGTCCTTTATAATTTATCTTGATGGTGTTACGAGTGCCATAATATGATTTTTGTGTTAATTCCCATTGTACGTTTAATTTTTCTAAATATGTTTTCAATTGGCCGTATGTTGTGCAGTCAATAAGGTTATATAGCAACATTGGAGCGCTATCCGATATAATTTTAGTTTCGTTTGTCATTTTCATTTACTCCGTTTATTCATTTGATAACTATATAATACCAGATTAGTTTATAGGTGTAAAGTATTAATGCATTGATTATTTTTGATGGGTTATTAATCTTTATTTACTAAAATCGATTTTTTTTCAAAGCCCTATACTTAACACATACAAAATAAAAACCCCTATAACATGACAAGTATAAACCCCCCTAATTAGTTATAATGCGTGTACCCAAATTAAAAATCATGAAAGGATGCTGGGGTAGTTTTCGATTATAACTAACTATAATAATAGTATAACGGCCTTATTGGATTGTCAAGTATAAAGAGAGCATCTAATTAGTTAAGTCGTATTCATCTATCAATCGAGAAAGGAAGCGATGCTCTCAAAGGTGTAGTAACTAACTATTAGTATAATAATTTAGCGGCATTGGATTGTCAAGTATAAATTCAGAACGATTTATAATTATATCGGTTGACAAGTCTAATGTATAAAATGTAATATTTAGTGTATGCAAAAAATAATTCCATTAGAAGATTTTGATTTTGGCGTTAACTTAGAGAAAGATAAAGAGAAGTATGAGAAGTCTATGGGTGAGATAAAAAGGTATTTTTTGTCGTATTATGCGAAGAATCCTATGGTTGCTGAGGCGTGCAATGCTTCTGGATTATTAATTTCTCAGTTTAAAGATGCGTTATATGATGATGAAAATTTTAGAAAAAAGTTTGAGCATTTGCAGGAGTTGCATTTAGATAAAGTTGAAAATCATGTTTTAAAGTTTATTAATATAGATCCTGTAATAGAGACGGAAGAAGGGTTCAGTGCTTCTCACCCTTTAGCGAGAGAGTCTTTAAAGGCGGCTGAGATACTTTTAAAGGCAAAAGCAAAGCATAGGGGTTATGGGGCATCAGATTTAAAGCAGGTCGAAGAAATTAAGGATAATAAGATAGAAATAATAGTTGTGAATAATGAAAGTAACAAGTAATAAACAAAAAAGTATAATAAATTTAACTCTTCCGGCTCATTTGCATCGGACATTTAAAATAATGTGTATAAAGCATGGGTATACCATGACCGATATTCTTCAACAGATGGTAAAGAATTTTGTTAAAGACCATAGAAAATAGAGTATGATTAATATTGATTACATTACAAATTTTGAAATTATTGATGTTTTAGTTGATGATAGCTATAAAAAAATGGATATTTCTAAAAAATTAAATTTATTAAAGCAGTGTATTTGTTTTTTTGAGGCAAAGTATACCTACGAAATGAATGAGTTACATAAAAATTATTTGAAAAATGATAAAAAAAATTAGGTAGTTTTTATCCAAAGATCCATCATCTTTAGCTTACAAAAATACAAAATATAAGTATTGATAGCATTTGCAAAGATATTAATACAATAATTAATATGTAAAATTTTTGTATTATTATATCTATATTTTTCCATCTATTACTTGTTAATGTATTAATATTGTATAGTTTAGTGTTAATTTCTTTATTTTCGTTTGTTAAACTTTGTAAATTTTCTTTTAGCTCTATAATTAAAGCATCTTCTGATCGCATAAGTTGTCCCTAAATTTATTATTTGTGCATAAATTACTATTTCCAATGATGTTGCAATTTTTATACCACGATATTTATATGCGAATATCATTAAAATAGCATTTGTTGCATTATCTTTTGCAAAAACTGCAATAGTTTCTAATATGCTTTCTTTTTTACTTTGACCTTTTAGCATTTAACCCTAGACATATCATACGAACATCTTTTGGGCTTAAATTTGTTTTTAAATAACGCTTGTTTATTCCATAAGCGTGTTTTAGTATAGGTAAAAACAATTCAGAACAAAAATATTTATTTGAATCATGCACTTTATAACCGAAAAACCCAAAAAGTACACCAAAAAAATCATATTTTTTGCCAAGCATTGACTCAAATTCATCAACAACTTTTGTTGTAATATGATAATCTAGGTCAAGTTCTATTGTATAGGCAATGTCATTTCTTGGATTAATAAATTGATTAACCCCATTAAAAAATTCTGACTCATAATAAACTCTATCTATTTCAAAGCTGACATGATAATAAGCATCATTTGAAAATATTTTAATTATGCTTGTCGTGTATTTCAATGGATTCCACCATTTGTATTCTTTTTTGTGAAAATGTACTTTTATCATTTATCTATTTCTAATTTGCCAGCTATTTTATATAATATTTTTGTAATTTCTTTTAATTCTCTGTCATGGCTTTCTATTGTTTTGCTAATTTCTTCAATTTGCAATTCTGTTAACTTTTTTAGTTCTAAATTATTTTTCTCAAATAATTTTATTCTATACAAATTGTATATAGCAATAACATAAAAAGAAATTTGCGTTAGAATTATTAAAGATTCTAAACTTTTTATATCTTGTAAAGTTGTTAAAAATTCTAGCCATGCCATTATATTTAAATTATATTTAAATTTTGTTCAAAAGTCCATTGACAAGAAATGTGTAAGTGTTTTTTATTTTTTTCTTTTTTTAGTGTTGTTATATGTGAATCTTTGTAAAAAGAATTGTAATTATTTATAATATCTTCTTTTATTTCTTCTGGTGATAACCCTTTAATTTTTATATCAAGGGCTAAACCCTGCTTATGAGGTGACATAAAAGACCCTATTTTGCAAAATGGAGGACGATATCCGCTATAATTGTAATAATACTCATTTTCAATGTAATTATGCCAATTATTGATTATAACTTTAGCATTAAATCGATTATAAATCGCCTCTGCCATATTAATTATTGATGGGTTTATGAAGCGAATACTTTTCTCTTTGTATCGTTTAAATATTTCTTTTGGAATAAAGTCTTGCAGTGCAAAATGTGGGCTAATTTCCATTATTTTGGTTTTGGGTATTTTTCTTTTACCTCTTTAATATGATCTTGCCATATTGTTGTACTATTTATTAAATCCCAGTATTGCATATCCTGTTGTTCCGCTAATGATGCATAGCCGTCATCGGCATTGCATCGTGCATAGCAGTAATCGTACAATTTGTCGCTAGGATTAAAAAGTCTTTTCTTTTGAGTCGCATCGCTGCTATACATTACTTGGTTAATTTGTACATTACGCTCATAACTAGCTGCATTTTCTTCTCTGTACACTTCGTTTTCAAAACGTACACCATCATCATCGATATAGTATTTTTCGTTTGGCTCAAAATTTGTATCTGTTCGCTCACCAGTCATTACATCATTAATTTTATAGAATTTATACATTTTAATATCCTTTTATAATTTAGTTACATTTATTAATACTTGAGTATATATTTTAAGTATGAATTTACACGTAACAATTGATGAATTTGTTGCCTGTATAGTTAATACTCCACCGCCTGAATTAACTAAATTAATTGACATTCCATTTGTTGGTGTATAGATTTCCATTGTCTCAATGGCGTTAACAGATCCGGAATAACTTCTAATGCTATAAGTTCTCATTGCGCCTCTAGTAATGCCGGTAGATGTTGCAAATACTTCAATAAACCAGCTATGAAATCCTCCAGATGCGGATTGTAATTGTAAAACATTAGTTGTTGAGCTTAATACATATTTAGAGTGATCATGAATATATAAATATTGATTAATTTTAGTACTTTCGCCAACAGTTATACGCTTAGTTATACCTGAACCTGAGTTCGTGTATAGATTTAATTCGCCTACGCCGTTTCCTGTTGTGGCACCTTCAATTTTAGCGTAATTACCATCAATTGTCTCAAAATTAATTGATTGTGTTTCTGATGTGCCACCATTAGTATCTTTTAAATTTATATTAGGATTAGAATTTTCAATTTCTAAATTACGTGCCTGGTACTTGCTTTTAACATCTAAATTAATTCTGGTTGTTGATACCGCTACCCCTAATTCGACTTGATATGTTGCCGGTAATGTATTAGTAATACCACCACCTACACCTACATAATACGTGGTGCCAACGGTCAAAGCTGTAAAGGCATCGTAGAATCCATAGGCTATTGTTGCATTGTTGCCACTCGTTACTGCGTTTACATTTACACCTGCAACCGCTGTTATTCCTGCCTCAGTTGTATTATCTGCTTTAAATGCCTGTCCACCACTAATACGGACAATATCACCAGCGGATAGGTCTTCACCACAAGTTATGGTATATTCTTTTGACTCATCTGTTGCTATTTCAAGATATTCTAGCCATTCATAAATAGATTTAAATAAAAAATTTATTTCTTGATATGTTGGCTTTTCTGGAACGCCAGATGTTGCGGTGTACCCTGTTGTTTTTCTTGTTACTGGCTCAACAACATTTGTTCCTATTGCCTCTGAACTTGCCCATTCTGGTAAATTTAGTGTTGGTTTAGTTGCCATTTTTATTCTCCTTAGTTAAATCCAAATAAATCATTCAAATATCCTCCTTGAGATGTATCAGTTAAGCTAGAAAACCCAAGTGCTTCGGAATCATTTTGAAATCCAAAATAATCAGTTTGAACGTTAATTAAATCAACGCTTACGCCTGTTGGCTTAGTGTTATTTATTGCCACAACAATATCACTTAATGGAATTAAAGGGCTACTATTTATAGCATACATATTAATATGAGCTACAGATGGCTCAGATAAATTGATTGTATCTGCACTCATTAATATATTAAATATAGATAATAAGTCTTCAATAGCTCCCTCTGAATTTAATTGTGTTATCTTATTATATATTAAGCCTCTGTATATTTCATCATTGTAGCCAAGGCGTAATTGATCTAATATTGTGCCAAAGTTGTCTAATTGTTGCCCCACACTATCTTTTAAAGATCGCTCGTTCAATAATTGAAAAAAAACTGTTTCTAATTCTTGAATTTGAGCGGTATATATCTTAATTATTTCTTTTAAGTTTGAGCTGTCTGAATATTGTGTAATTAATCTAGTAAGAGCATCACTTTCATGAGTTGTTATTTCTGTAATCATGAATTAATTGTAATCCTTGAGCTATCAAAAACAGCAATCTCAAAAACATTTATTGCGATATTGGTACTTGTAGTAGGGCTTGCACTTGTGCCTATAAATATTTCTATGCCAATAACGCCTGAAACGTTATTAATTGGGGTATACAATTTATTTACAATGACATCATCACTAATATTTAAATTGGATGTGTAAGCTAATATTTCATTTTCAATTTTAGTATCTCCATCGGTAGGATAAACGTCACCTTGTGATATGTCAGTGTTTTTAGTTATATTTACGATTAAATAAATATCTATTTCTGTTGATCGGCTAAAAGAAATGCTATGAGATTGTGCTTGTGAATCAAGAACTGTTTCAGTAATTGTTCCATAGGTTGAAATCCCTGCTGGCTTTGAATTAAATATAGACGATGCAATATCAGCATTTAATCCCCCTAAAACATAAACTTCAATACTTTTTGGCGGTCTCCCATTAGAATCAGTTGTTAATGTATTATTTTCAACAACTAAGGCATTGGTAACATCGTCAACATTAGATATTAAATTATTTCTTATTCCCTCTATTGTTGCGGTTCCCGATCTTTGCAGTAAAAGTAATCTTCTAATTTTAAAATCAGTATCAGTTTCAACATCTCGGCCTAATTCTGCATCTAATGCATTTGTAATGCTATCAATTCCACTTGTTGGAGTTTGTATTTCTGTTAATGTTCCTGAATAAGCAACTGTTTCACCTGTATTTGTAGCATACATTTCAACATCTACCGTTCCACCTGATCCAATAGTATATTCTTGTAATGTTTCAAATTCTGAACTTTCATTTCCATTAACATAAGCAATAAAGTTAGCTGGCACAATAGCATTTGCAGTGCCGGTAATTGTTGCTGTAACTTGTGACTTTGTAGCTTGTAACCTTGTTATATTATTAATACTTGCAATATTATCTAAAGAAGTTCCCTCTGCTGTATTAGGATATTGTGAATTATATATTGCTTCTGATAATTCCCATAATAAAGAAATTCTTTCGTCTAATACGCCTTTTATTTGCCCTAATGGCGAATTTCCTTCTAAATTAATAGCATCACCAAAAGACGTTTTAAATTCGGCTTCTGTCTCTAATATAATATCAGATAAAGTTTTTGTATTAAGCCCTGTTGTTGTTATTCCAAATGTCATTTTATTACCTCTATATTAACATTAAATAATAGAAATATCATTTAAAACAATATCTCCTTTTTCGCTTTGTACTTTTACACTAACTATTATTGATCTACTATTTTTATATTCTAAATTAAATTCCAATACGTTTAAAACGCCATTGGTATTTATAATAGCATTAAGTAATACTGTTTCAATTGTATTTAAATTAAAATTTTTAATAAAAATATCAGCAAAATATGCAACCCCAATAGTTTGATTTAAAAACCATTCACCTAAAAAAGTTTTTATGTTAATGACAATGTTTTGTGATGTTTCTTCAATGCCTGTTATTGTGCTTAAATTGTTGTTTTCAAAATATAAATCGCTGTTTATTAATTCTAAGTCCACTATGATATTGTTCCTGTTCCAGGCCCAGATGGTGTGCTAACTGTAATTACCCCATAAGTTTTAATGTGATCTATTATTGCTCCTGCATAGGCTTCTGCCATAGCATCTTTTTGAGCAGATGTCATTGATGCCCCCTCTGGATTGTTTGCAATGTCATCTAAAACAGTTTGTATTGCTGAATTTATTTGACTGCCAAGTAGTGTTGCGTTTAATGCCATGATATCCTCCTATATTTTTAAATTACTAAATTTTGTTGCTAAAGATGTAAATGTTGATACATTTGTTGGTGCTTGTGGCCCAATTTGCGTATTTGTTAATATTTGACTACATGCAGTTGCAAGTTGATTGCATAAATCGACCAATTCATCACTCGTTCCTTTAATTTCAACACTTCCGTTTGATAATCTTATTTGTGAATTGCCATTTTTAATCATTAAATGATCTGAATCTGCTTCTAAACCACTTCCATTATATTTTAAGGTTGGATAAGCTACCGCATCTGATAGATCAAATTTTCTTATGTCGTCTGGAAAAACAAGTCCTCCACTTTTACGCCACTTATCAATACTTCTTTCATTAAAAATTAATTGTACTGAATCACCCTTTTGTAAAGGAAAGCTAAAAATAGCATTTTCAGATTGATAGTATGCAATAGGAACATTATTAATTCTTTGTATCGTTTCAATCTCACCTGTAATCCTTTTTCTTTTAATGGCTGGAATAACATCTACTGTTTTATTTTGAGCGTTATACGCTTCAACAATAGCAGGAATACTGGTATGAATATTAACAAGTTTTGCATCAATTAATTGGTTTATTGTTTCGCCTAGTGTTGGCGTGTATCTAACTGTCATTTGAAATTCCTTCGCACTTCATAACCCATTGACCATCAAATGAATCTCCACTATAAGTAACTCTTTCCATTTTATAAAAAGAATTTGTATCTGTTAATGAATCTTCTATTTTTATTAGTTTTGTTGGAGTTACTGCTGAATTAATTAAAGCCGTAAATTCTATTTTTTTATCTTTTTTTATTTTTAATTCTAATAACCCTGTATCCTCATTAAAAACATAAACTGATTCATTTTCATTAATTGATTGATCTGGTGAATAAATTGTAAATTCATTATTTTGAATTGACCATTCAAGCCCTTCTGTTTTTATTAAATTATCAATTATTTCTTTAGTTCTACCTGATACTGAAATATCTGAGGCAACGTTAACTTTCTTATTGTTATCTATATGAGAAAGCGATAAGTCATTATATGATATATCTAAATCTTTTATTAATAATTTTAATAATTCTTTTAGGTTTTTATTTTTTACAAATGTTCTGTTTGTAAATTTTTCTGTTAAATTAAAGTTTCCATCCCCTGCTTCAATGTGTGTTACAATGTCTGCTTTCTGCCTAGTTGTATATGAATGTGTAATATCTCCACTAAATAATAATTGTAAAGGCTGAGTTGATAATTGCCCTACATAGCCACACTTTAGTATTATTTTTGCATTATTTTCTTGAAATCTTTTATATACTTCTTTTTGCAAGTTATATATTTTTATGACTGCTGTATTTGATTCTGATGCACTTGTTTTTACAATATCAAAATTAATTCGATTATCTTGTACAATATAATTAGTATCATTAACTAATATTTGAAGTTGATAAGCTCTTAAATACTGTACTGTCATTATGCAGCTTCATTATACATTAAAATTACTCTTGTTCCCAAATCGTCAATTTCTGCATCTTTATTTTCATTTTCCATATCAATACAAAACAAATCTCCTTGAGGAATATTTAAATGATAATAATTTTTTAATAGGGGCATATTTGTTATCATTAAAATGCCATAAACAATTATTTCTTCTGATGTTGTAAGTATATTTATAAACCATTTATTTAATCTGTAATTAAATTTAAATTCAAAAATATATGCAATTCCATCCAAAGTCGTTGTCTGCTTTATCTTTTTATTGTCTATTGTATTTATTGGGATCTTTATTACTGCCATATTGAAATTGCCGAACTTATTCCTTTTGATAATATTGATTGGCTTACATTTTTTTGATTATCATCTGGGGTTTCAATATTTTCTTTTCCATTATTAATTTTCGATTGCCCTGAATGTTTTATATTTTCAGCAAATTGACTAGGGTCTATTTTTTCAGTTTTAGTTGTCACAATTTTTACTTGTTTTACAGTCATTGTAAAATTTATACTTTGTAATGTACTGCTATTTTCTTTAAAATTTAAACTTTGAATAATAACGTTATCATAAAGTTCTAATCCTGTTCTAACTTTAAATAATATTTTATTTTTATAAAGCTCATTTAATAAAAGATATCTTTGATTTTTTTTTGTATTATTATTTGTAACGTTATTAATAATTCCACTTAATTGTGGAACAATTGCGGATACTAATTGATTTTTAGTTATTCCATATATTGCTGATTGAAATGCTGTTGTTTTTAATGTATCAATAATATTGCTTGATAAATTAGAAATAACACATTCTAAAGTTATTGTAGGATTTACATTAACCACATGATCTGTAATATTTATTCCTGATTGTATAGGGTATGAAGTAATTGTATTTTCTTTTTGATGACTAATATTAGTAGTTGAGTCAATTTCTAAAATAATTGCATCTCCAATTAATAAACTTACTTTTTCTTTATTTAATATGTTTAAAAAACTCATTGTGAGTAGGCACCTACATTACTTGTGCTTGTAACATTTAAAAAAGTATCAAATACATCTGAAACATAATTTTTTACACTATTAGCTATATTATTGGCATCAGATCCTTCTGGAACAGTAACGTTAATGTTTGCAGTTACGTTATTATTATTGGGATTATTGGGATTATTGAATCTGTTAACCATAGAATATGGGTTTGCACGATAAGCATTTGAAATATTATTTAAAGCTATATTCCTAGTTTCTTGTTTTTTTTCTTTGAATTTTTTAAAATCGCTAACTCCTTTATTAAAACTATCAATAATTTTTTGGAAAGGAATTAAAGTTTTCCCACCTTCTTTAAAAACTCTGAACTCGTCAGCAATTAATAAAATACTTCCTGCAATAAGTCCTAAAAGTGCATTTATTTTAGACAAGGACGAAATAAATCCAGTCAGTTTTAATCCTGTCATAAATTTTTTTATTTTAGATAAAGATGAAATCAGCTTTAATCCTGTCATAAATTTTAAAGCAGTTCCTATTGCATTAAGTCCTGAAACAATTAATCTTGCTCCAAGTAAAAAGGATAGTATTCTTAACGTGTTTTCTAGTCCTCCCAGCAAATCAACCAATGGCCTGACCATAAAATACAACGTTTTAAATGCCTGAATTAATATCTTTGCAGAATCCCCCAATGCTCTAAAAAACTTAACTAAATTCTCTTTTATTAGTTTTTCATTTACTGTTACAAATTCTATTGCCTCTTTGACCATTTGTTTTGCTTCCGGTAAAAACTCTTGGCCAACTTCTTTAATTAATAAACGTATTCTGTTCATTAAAATAATTGTTGAGCCACCCAATGTGCCTGACATTTTTTGTAAAAGTTTTCCAAACTTACCTTCTGGTCCAGCCATTTTTTCTAATGAAGCATAAAATTTATCGAAAGTAACGCCTCTTTGAGATATCATTTTTTCTAACTTTTCACGATCTCCACCTGTGTAATCCTCCGCTAATTGTTTCATAATTGGAATATTTAAGTTAATTAACTGCCTTTTTTCTTCTGCGCCCAAAGCTCCTTTAGATTGTATATCTGAAACAGCTTTTAAAAATCTCAGTGTTGTTTGAGAATCAGCCCCAAAAGCAGTTGAAACCGCAGACACTTTTTCTAACATGTCAATTAATGGAATACCTTCAAATTGAAACGCTAATATTTGTTTCGAAGCGGATAAAACGTCGTTTAGGTGCATAGGAGTTTTTTTAGCAAACTCTAAAATGTCTTTCATGTTTTTCTTTGCTTCTTCTGAAGAATCTGCGAAGGCTTGCATTGCAATTTCTGTTTTCTCTAACGAATCCCCTTCTCTTGCAAGTCCAACAAATGCGGTTGCAATGCTTGTTATAGCAAGTGATGCATAGCCTGCACTTCTTTTTACAGATAACATTCTATTATCTAAACGATTTAGCTTTCCAAAATCTACATTGAATCCCCATGATGTAACAAGTTTTCTAACGGTTGCCACGATTAGCCTCTTTCATTGCTTTTTCTTCATAATAACATTTTAAGTCTAATGCTTCGTGAGCATCTGCTAAGTCCATTAAATTCCACGATTGCAAAATTTCTTGCCTTGTAGCGATCTTTTCTATGACTGGTCTCCATTGATACCAATCGACTTGGAATTTTTGCTCATGCCCATTCCCTCCGTTTGCAGGTAAGCGAAACCGCTTTGGGCTTGTGTTAAAAAATCTTCGTAATTATATTTTATTGTTTGGATAACTACTTGAAACATTAAACCTAATTTCCCTTGAAATTCATTATCAACATTTATCTTAATACGATTTCCTGTTGATTCGTCTATTCTTTTAACTGTCGATAGTAATGTTTTAATTGTATCCCATGTCTCGGCTTCATCTAATCGAGTAGATAAAGCCTCACATGCTTTTCCTATTAATGCCATGTCAATTTCTTGATCTATGCTATTAAGGGAATTGAGTGATTCCCCTATGGTTCCACTAACAATTTTAGTAAGTCTCGTTAATATCTTGAGAGCTGTCGGTACTGGAAGTGTGAGCATACAATATTTATAGCTTTGGTTGTTTGCTTCTACCTCGAAATCTATTTCATTAATCATATTATTTAATTACCGCCTTCATATCCTATTAAAGTTCCACAAAGAATTTCCCAGCTATTTGTGCTTGTTTCTTTTTCTTTTGTAGTATCTGGGATACGTTTAATAATTGCATCCGTTGAAGTATATAGTGTTGCCCCATTTTGATCTCTAATTACTAATGGGTATTCTACTTGTCCACCTTCTTTAGCTGTAATATATAAGCCACTTAAATACTTATTTGATTCGGATGTTGATAATAAATTAAGTGTAACGGCTCCAGATTCGTTAGAATCTTGATTAATTGCAACCTCACCTTTTAGCCCAATAGTTTGAGTAAAGCCTTCGCCATTAAAAGAAATAGAAATGCCTTCTTCTGCAATTCCACTTATTTCTTGGCTCCCAAAAATTATTGACCAGTCTTTAATGCTATGTAATGCCATGTTTAACTCCTATGCTGAAATATTTACCGTTAATGTTACTTTATTAATTGCCCCTGCCCTTGTAACGTCAATGGTAATTCCTTTTAATTGTCTTGCCTCTTTATCGGCTGTACTTATTGAAGCGATTGTTGGCATATTAACCACTAGGGCTGGTTCTGCTGAATAAATTCCTTGATTTATTGCAACCGCCATAACCTCATTAATTCCTGCTCTAATAATATCTAATCCAGCCTCAGTAAAGCTAATTTTATTGTTTGCAATTAATAAGCCGTAAATCTTTTCTTGAAGCCTCGCTGATGTAAAATCATCGCCTCTAATAATATCGATAAAATTTGGCGATTTACTTACAAATCCGTATTGAGTAATATCTACTCCACCTAAACTTGTGTAAGTGTTAACTCTTTTGTTATGCAATATTGTTTTTACGCTTGAGCTAAGAACGTCTGCTGTAACACCACTTAATGTTTTGAATCCCCAATTAACTGATCCAGGCTCTAATCCAGCACATAATCCAAGTAAGGCTGATTCAATATTGTTATTTGAAGTAGAGCTATAAAACAAAGCTGTACGATTGTAATTTAGATTTGTAAGGGTTGTGCCGATATCGTTTGTTGGATCTTGTGTAGTAGCAAGTGTTGCGGTTGCTTGTGAAGCTCCATTTGCAACAATAAAATCAGTAATACTAACTAATACACCAAGATTTTGCCCAGTAATTGTAATTTCTCTAGCTCCTGTTACAGTTGCTGTTGAAATATCTGCATTTGCTTGAATTTCTGTTGCTAATAATCCCATTGTTGTAGATTGGTCAGTGTCAAAAGTAACTTCTGAAATAGCGGTTTCATTAATATTTAAATTAATTGTATTTAGTGATACAAAGTCCGCATCCATAGTTAATGTTTGAACATGAGCGATAGAAGTTGCTACGTTTGCATCGTTTGTTAATGCAAAAAATATTTTTTGTTGAGTTTCAATATATTGTGATAATTGCAAAATATCAAATTTAGAAACACTTGTTAAAACAACAAAGTAAAAATCATCGTCTAAATCTTGAATTGCTTGTAATTCAGTAACAACGCTTTTATTTTCTGTTGTTGTTGTATATGCAAGATTAGCACTTGTGCTTATGCTAAATCCTTCCCCAGCGGTGTCTGCTGTAATATCCATGCTTGATGTGTTATCAGTAGTCGTAACGCTTTCATTCCCAGCATCAATAGCAAGGATTAAACCATCAATAATTAATTCCGCTGATGTTCCTACGCCTGAAACAAATTCAAACTCATTTCCATTAATGGTAATTTTATATGATGTTGAATCTGAAACAGTTGGAACGGTAACATTTACTACTTGTGAAACATTTGCTGAACGTTTTCCAATCTTTATTTTTTCTGGCGAAATTTCTTGTGAAAACATTGCCAATGCTTTGTTGTATTCTAAATCACTTGTTTGAAAATCTTCTGCAACTTCATTTATATTCGCATAAGATTTTATTTTTTCTGATGTTCTAGTATGCTCTCCAAGAATTAGAGGCGTACCGAAACCAGCTTGTGTTAACCCAACAGATTCTCTGTTAATGTTAACAACAACAATTTCGTTTAATGCTGACATTTTTTTACTCCTATATATAGTCTTATTATTATATTATACATTTTTTTTTTATTATTATGAATTAATAACAATGTTGTTATTTTCTCCGATTGTGTCTATTGTTACGCTATCAATATTTGTTGAGGTAGAAGATATTGCGTTTTGAACATAAAACATAACATCTAAATTAGCTCTTGATTCATAAACTGTATCCATTAATGTTGCAATATTTGTTATTTCTGAACAATCATATTGAATAATTAAAGAATTTCTAAAATATTCTCTAACTTCTGGTAACATAAGTGAATTTTCAAGCATTGATAAAACTTGTTGAGCATTTCCACCATACATATTAATACTTAATGTAATTGATTTTGTTTGAAGATAATTAAATGTTTCATCTACATAATATTTATCTACTGTTAGCCCAATATCTGCTTCATTAATTATTTTTAATGTAATAAATGGTGGTTGTGGTTGTGGTGCATTTTGATCTGCCCATATAACATTACTTGATATACTGGGGTCTACTGTATTATCAATAGAATATGAATTTACCCAATCCCATATAACATTTTTAATTTCAAATATTGTTAACCCTATTTTATCACTAATAGCAGGTGTAGGGGCTGTAATATCTGGGGTAGATTGATTAGTAAAGTACCATACTTCTAAGGTATCATTTGCACTAGGAATAAAATCTAACTGAAAGCTAGTTGAACTTAACTCTGTAATAGAGCTTTGTGGAACAATAGTTGTATTCCATTGAACTATAAAAAATGAATAAGATGACTTATTTGATTTATCATTAAATGAAAAAGAGCTATTTATTCCATCTAAGTTTTCAGTTAGATTTACGTATACTTGAATCATATTTTGTTATGAAATTGCTTCTTTGTACCAAATCTCAATTTGTAATTTTTCTTCATTTGTTGATTGCGATTCATATTGACTATTTTCTTTAAGTTCTTCAATTTTTTCTTTTAATTTTAACTTGTATTGTTTTGTTAATTCATCAAAAGTTTTATCGATATTATCGTAGTCTCGCCCTGCCTCGACAGCGTTCGTCCACAGCTCCTTTAGCTCAACATTATTTTTGTTTTGTTCTAGTGACATTTTTTATTTCTCCTTATGCTCCTATATATTGACACGTTATCCAGCTTCCTTCTAGTTGCAGCCCACTAAAATTACTACTAAAATTTGTTCCCGCCTTTGCACACGTTACTTTGATTTTAATGGCATCGTTTTGGTTCAATCTCAAAAACATACTTGCACTCAATGTTCCAAAATTACCAAAACGATCTTCTCTCACATAACAAAAAGAAATCCCCTCATTTTCTTGATTGTTGTTAATGTTTAAGTCGCCCCTAAAAGTAACTCTGTTTCGATACGAATTACTTTTACAGTTAACTTTGTAATAGATTTGATATGTTCCAGTGGCTAAAACTTTAAGTCCTGTTGAGGATGACTGAGCTGGCTGGCTCCATGAAAAGTAGTTAGTATCGTGTATGGTGGAATTTGAAAAATCAAGATATAAAGCAGTTGCGGTGTTGCTCGTCATGGTATAGGCGTACCTTGAAGATATTTGCTTTGTTCCATCTCTATACATTTCGCCTGTGGCAATGACATTACCAGTAACCGTGCCACCAGTATTTGTTTGAAATGCGTTTATTATTCTTGAATCATTACCTTGTGCTACAGTGTCAACGGCTGTTCCAAAATTTTTGTTAAATGCTTTGTTCTCAGTAAAATCATCTTTTTTACCATTTATTTGATTTTGAATATTTGAAGTTACACCATTTAATCGGTCAAATTCTGAAGCGTCAACAAGTCCAATACCAATTCGAGTTGCACTTATTCCGTTTGGCAATCTTGCCTCTGCCAGTGTGCCAGTTGATATATTACTTGCATCAGTCGTATCAACATTTGGCACATTTGCCAAACCGACATCTGATTTTGTCAAACTTAACGCTGTTTTAAGAGTGGTGCTAATGTCTAAATCTTCGGGATCGCCTGTTCCAGCAGACGTTCTACCTTTAACAGTTCCCGTTGCAATATGAGATAGCTTTGCATTGGTCACTGCTTCATCAGTGATGGTTAAAGATGTTGCACCTGTAACTTCCCCCGTATGCGTAGCATTTGTATCTTTAGCGTTATTAGTAGCAATATCAGATTCCATAGTATCTAAATCAACAGCTTGACTAACTGAAATATGCCCTAACTTAGTTTGCTCGACACTTGTTATGCTTACTTTGGCGTTGTTAGCTGTAATATCTGTTTCCATTTGATCAAGATTGACTGCTTGAGTAACTGATATATGCCCTAACTTAGTTTGCTCGGCACTTGTTATTGTAGTTGGTTTATTCTGAATAAAAGCATCTGAATTAGTATCTGTTTCATTCCAATCGCTTTGAACATTGGCATCCCCACTACCAGTTGAATTGGTATCAATGTTATTGACATTCACCCATATTTTACCGCTGGTGGCACTTGTTAAAACAATCCCTATTGATAATGCCTGATTTGTTCCTGTTGGTTTTGTCGCAGTAAACGGCATTGTAGATAACGAACTTTTTATGTACAAAGTATCGCCAACACTAAAAGAAGATGTATTCATTCCATCTAGTACGCCTAAGCGTACAGCCTTTCCTGACCCAAATTTATTGATCATTTCCGAGGTAATGCCAATTAAATGAACAGGGTCAGTTGTTCCATTGGCAATAAATGGATATGTAACAGCAATGTTTCCAAAACTGGCCGTCGTTTTATACACAGGTTGGTAGGCTGGTATTGAGCCACCTGTGCCATTCGTTACATAAACCTCGTCAGTCTGGCCGATTTTGATTTCGCCTACACTATTCTTTAGTTCTAATGTATCGCTACTAGAATTATAAATCATATCAGCAGTATTGGTTAACGTTGCCGTGGGGGTTGTGTCAAAATTAAGCAAGTCCGTATTTTCTATTTTTTTTGAATTTGCATCAAGATCTCCCCCTAATGTTGGCGAGGTGTCATCTTGAACACTGGCTATACCTCCACCACCTCCGCCACTTATATTATTAATTTGAGTTTGAATATTTGAGGTTACACCATCTAGATATTGAAACTCGGTATTGCTAACATTTCCATTAGCAATGTTGCTTGCATCAGTCGCATCAACATTTGGTACATTTGCCAAACCGACATCTGATTTTGACAAATTAAGAGCTGTTTTAAGCGTTGTGTCAATGGCTAAATCTTCGGGATCGCCTGTTCCAGCAGACGTTCGGCCTTTAACGGTTCCTGTTCCCATATGAGCTAATTTTGTATTGGTAACTGCTTCATCGGTGATTGATAATGTCGTTCCACCAATAACATCACCCGTATGAAACCAGTTGCTAACCTTAATATTATTCGCTGCAACATCTTGCTCCATCTGGTCGAGGTCAACAGCTTGCGTAACTGTAATATTGTCAAGTTTTTGACCATCATTAGATACATTACGTCCGTCAACCGTTCCTGTAACACTGATATTCCCATTAAAAGTAGCGTCATTCGTCACTAAATCGTTATCACCTGTTGTTGTCTCAGTCATTCCCACCCATAATTTGGACGCTGAGTTACTTGCACGAACGCCAAAAATAGAGCCTACGGTTCCGCTAGCTTGAGTTCCATTAGACGGGTTGGACGTTGTTCTAAACGTAATTCCTGCTCCTGTATCTCCCCCACGATCAGCCGTATTATCTTCAATTGAGACGTTCCCTCGCCCCACGTCAATATTATCGCCTGTATCTGAACGTAAGAACTGACTAGCTTCTAGTCCATCTACTTGATCTGCATTAATATTCATTGCCTCAATTTCTGCTTTAGTTTGATCTTGGGTCGCATAGTCTTCAATCCCTATCAATTTTTGCAAATCCATTGCAGTTAAATGCTTATTATTTGCTGTTTCTGCAACATCATCTAGTGTTAAACCTCTAGTTTCAGCCTGATTTGAAGCATTGCCAATAAATACATTTCCGGAGTTCAAATTAGGAACGTCATTAGTACGTCCTGCCCCACCAACTTTGATTGATCCTACAGTGGCATGACTTCTCATCACCTTGCCAATATTTTGTATAAGTGAAGATTCTCCAGTCGGCTTTGTTGCTGTTAATGTGCCTGTAGTTGAGATATACAAAATATCACCTTGATTAAAGGATGCCGTGGCTAGTCCACTCAGTGTCCCAAACGTCACCACGTTTACATTAGCGTTAATTTTAACCGTCTCTGCTGCCAATCCAAAACAAGGCATTTTGCTTGCATTGTCTGAATCCGCAATTGAGACGATAGGTTTATTACCAGAAATATCGTCACCTGATATATACACTGGATCACCTTTAGTTAATGCCTCACCAGCCTTCGCCTGAAATATCGTTGCCCCTCGCATATCGCCAATAAACGTTGTGGCTGTGATCTCGCCCGTTATATCAATATTGCCCGTACCTGTAATATCATTCGAGTTTAAATCTAAATCTGCACCAAGTTGAGGCGTATTATCTTCAACAATGTTTTGCAAAAATCGCCCGTCTAAATCGACTGTGACGGTTGACGCATCATTTAATGTTAGTGTTAATACCCCATCACTTGTATTAAAACTAGCACTTGTTACATAAGTATTAGTATCGGGAATAACTGTGTTATCCACATAATCTTTAACTGCTGCACTTGTGGGAATTGTTGTATCGTTATCGTTACTTAATATTCCTTCCGTTTCAGTTACAATTGCACTCGATTTAAAATTATCAACTTCTAAATTTGAAACGGTTACAACATCTGCATCTATTGAAGTGATTGTTGTTAAATATCGGCCATCAAGATTTACAGTAATTGTAGAGGTATCATTTAATGTTAAAGTTACAATCCCACTTGATGTGCTAAAAGATGCCGTAGTTAAATATTTATCTTCAAAATTAGCAATATCTGCTTCCATTTGATCTAAATCGACGGCTTGAGTTACAGATATGTAACCTAGCTTAGTTTGCTCTTCATTTGTTATTGTTGTTGGTTTATTAAGTATTTGGGCATCACCACTAACCGCATTCCAATCAGAATTAACATTAACTTCTGCCCCAGACGAAATTCCTGATAGTTTTGTTTTTTCACTATCCGTAAAAGCGTTTGTATTACTATTAGACTCATAAAGCGTTTTTATGCTTGCAGCTTCTAAACTTTTGCTTACAATCGTCCAATCGCTCAATGATGATGAATTGTCAACTTCCGCAATTAATACATCCCCAACACTTAAATCTTCTGTGTAAAATGTCCCTGCAACGATTACAGTGTACATATCCCCAACTTTAATCCCACTTGGAGATGTGTCTAAATCTGGGGTATTTGTTGATGCGTTGTAGCTACCTTTATAGGTCATTTCGCTTGATAATGCAGAATTAATTTCTGCATCCACATAAGCCTTAACGGATTGTTGAGTTGGGATTTTACTCTCAGAATTTGAACTCATATTATCTTCATCAACAACAAAGCTCATGCTTACCGTTGATGTATCAGTATTCATCACTGCCCCAGCTAAATCTACATTAACTGAATCCGTTAGATCTGCATTTTCTTCAATATTGTTTAACTTAATTCTTTCTGTGTTTGTTATTATTGAGCCTGACCCAGCATTTATCATATCTGACAATTCCGTAACAGAATGAACAGTTAGATTTGTTAAGTCTGATGGTTTATTTAATATTTCGGATGCCCCAGTAATAGCGTTCCAATCTGCGTTTACGTTTACTTCTGCATTTTCTTGAATACTTGCCAGTTTATTTTTTTCTTCGAGTGTAAATATTTTTTTATTTGTAGTTTCAGAAACATCATCAAGGCTAATTTCTAATTCATTTTTTAATTCTGTAGTAGAAACTGATTCTAATCCTGTTGATGTAAATTTTGCAAATTCCCCACTAACAATACTTTCACTGCTAATTATTACAGAATTATTATTTTCAATTCCAAAAGTTAATTCATTTTGATATTTTCCGTCCAAATTAATTTGAATAGTACTTAAATCATTTAATGTTAAAGTTAGAACTCCATTTGAAGTATTAAAACTTCCACTTTGAATATATTTATCTTCAAGTGCATTAATTATTGTCTCTACGTTATCTAAGTCTGTGTTTAATTGTAAGACCCCACGTTGTTTAGAATTAACAGTTGGAATATCATCATACCAATTTCCATTGTAGTCTGAATCTTTAATTTTATTTATTATAGATAAAATTGCTTGAATATCTGTTTCGATAGAGGTTGAACTTAATTCTAATTTACTTCCTATAGCCAAAGAATCATTATAAGTTTCAATATTATTAATTTGAGCATTTGGCCTAATTAAATTTTGACTCATTAAAATGATTCCTTTCTGTTTTCGTAGTAGTCTTCACGTTTGACTGCCAAACATTCGTAATGATCAATATCTGTACCAAACCAATGCTTAACATTGTGAACCTCAAACTCAATTCCTCTTATTTCTATGATATCACATTTTTCTTGCAACGATTGCATTTTTAATTGTGCGGTTGTAAATACTTTAATGCTTTCAGAATTTCTTCTTCCTTCTGGCAATAACATTAATTCATTTCCTGAAACTGGTTGAACAGATGCTTTTGCTGTAGTTGTTGTTTCTACGCCTTCTGTCCATATCCCTTTTATATATTGCCCACCACTATATCTTTTAATAGTGATTGTATCAGTAGCAAAAGAATCAATTAATGTCATTTAAATTTTACTCCATACATTTTACTTTTTATTGCATTTAACATTTGGTAAGTTTCTTGCAATGGCCTATCATGCCCTTTTTCCCTTATTCTGCGTTCACTTAAAGGTTTCCATGATGAATCCCCACTCATTATTTTTTCTTTATAGGCTTTTTCAAATATTTTCCCAGCTTTCAACATTGCTGTCTCAATACTTATTTTACCTGTTGCAACACTATTGCATAACATTCTGGTATATCTTGTCCATAATCTAATTTTTTTATCAAATGTAGAACGTATAAATGACCGCTCTGGGGTTCGCCCCTCACCAAATTCATTTTCATAAGCGACCTGAATTACACTTTTATTTCCTTTTTTGCTATGCAATTCTTGAGTAATGAATCCTGTTTCAACTCTAGTGTTCTTTTTTATTTTTTTTAAATTTTTTAATATTTTTTGATAACCAAGATCATAATCTTTAGTACTCATTATATAATAGTTTTTAAAATACCTATTTTTGCTATTCTTTTAAATTCTTGCCCATAACTTGTGCTATATAGTGACCCAGAACCCATTGATAAAACATTAAACTTTCTTGATAATTGGCCGACTTCTTCTTCTGTAATGCTTCCTGATCGGCCTTGTCTGTAAGCCCTTCCAAGCTCTAAAAAATGAGCTGTTAAAGCAAGCAAAGCATCAATATACAATTCATTTAATTGAGATTGGCTAACTTGTCGTGTTGCAGAAACAATAACAGCCGTAAAATACGTTGAATCTTCAATGTCTGAAAATTCTGGATAACGGTCAATTACGGCCTGTCTGTTTATGCTCATTACTGATTTTCTATTGATTCCACTTGTTCTTCAATTGCTTTTTTAACTCGTTTTCGGCTTTCGGTTTCAACCCATTTTTTGAGTTCTGATAAGTTGTAACAATCTTTGATAATTTTAACAGCTTCTTTAACTGAAAATTCAGAAAGGGGAGCAGTTGCCCCCTCACTGATATTTTCTTCGATTGCTTTTTCGTCCAACACACTTGGAATTACTTGTATAATTCCGTTCTCAATCTTATTTTGAATTATTGGATGATTATCTGTTATAGATTTCCATTCATTTTCATCAATACCTAAGTTGTTCCCAGATATTAATTTAATTTTTCCAATAGTCAAAATGTTTTGTCCGTTGTACTTAACAATCATTTTTAAATTCCTTCTGCTTTACAAATCGATAATGGATAGTAAACAATTACGCCTGCGGTAGATAATGTGCAAGGAATTGTAAAGTCTCCATTAATTTGAGTTACTGGCAACATTTCAAATGG